GCAATTACAGACGACACAACTACTAATGCAACTCGTTATTTAACATTTACAAGCGCTTCAACTGGTTCAATTACTGGAGCAGATGTATCTTCTACTAAATTAGCTTTTAATCCAAGCACAGGCATATTAACTGCAACAGGATTAGCTGGTGCTTTAAATGGCTCTGTAGGTGCTACAACGCCAAGCACAGGTGCATTTACAACATTATCTGCATCTAGCACAGTATCAGGCACAGGATTTAGCACATATTTAGCTTCCCCTCCTGCAATTGGTAACACAGCTCCAAACTCAATTAAAGTAACTTACGGTTATTCACCTAACTTAACTTTAACAGACGCAGCTACTATTGCATGGGATACAACTTTAGGCCAAGTGGCAACATTTACGTTTGTATCCACAAACAGAACAGTTGGCGCACCTACAGGATTAGTTAATGGTGCTTTCTATGCACTAGCCGTTATTCAAAATGCAGGTTCTAATACTCTAACTTGGAACGCTGTGTTTGATTGGGCTGGTGGCGTAGCACCTACATTATCAACGGCAGCTGGCGCTAAAGATTACTTTGTATTTAGATCAGACGGCACAAACCTATACGAACAAGGTCGCTCATTGGGAGTTGCTTAATGTTTCCTGTTTTATCAGCTAACGGAACATCAGGATATAACTTAAATAACTCACTTCGCTTTAGACGTAGTGCAACTGCTTATTTATCAAGAACACCAGCTAGTGCTGGAAGTCAAACAACTTGGACTTGGAGTGGATGGGTTAAGCGTGGTATTTTAGGTTCTCAACAAAAAATACTTACTGCTGGATCTACTGGCTCTTTATTTGCATCTTTTGAATTTATTGCTGGAGATAACTTTCAATTTTTTGCTTACAATGGTTCTATAAACGCTTATTTAGTAACTACACAAGTATTTAGAGACCCATCAGCTTGGTATCATATAGTTTTTGCAGTAGATACAACTCAAGCTACATCAACTAATAGAATTAAAATATATGTAAATGGCACACAAGTAACTGCATTTAGCACATCTACTTATCCTAGTCAAAACTTTGCTTTTCCAATAAATAATAATGTAATTCATAATATAGGCAGAGATAATATTAATGCAGGCGATTACTTTGACGGATACATGGCAGAAGTTAATTTTGTTAATGCTCAACAACTAACACCATCATCATTTGGATCTACAAACGCAACCACAGGTGTATGGCAACCAGCTAAATATACAGGCACTTATGGCACTAATGGTTTCTATTTACAATTCTCTGACATAGCTACTACATCAGGTTCTAATGCAGGTCTAGGTAAAGACTTTAGTGGTAACGCAAACTACTGGACTACTAATAACATATCCGTAACTGCTGGCACAACCTATGATGCTATGTTAGATGTGCCTACTAATACAAGTGCGACTGTGGCTAATTATGCTGTGATGAACCCATTAAGTTCAGCTTCAGGAACATTAACTAATGGTAATTTAACATTCTCTAATGCTGGTGCAGTTAAAGGTGCTAAAGGAACATTTGCTTTAGAGTCAGGTAAATGGTATTGGGAAAATACTATTACAACTTTAGGTGCTAATGACTTGGGTGTTGGTATATTGTTTGATGGTGCTACAGATGGTATGAGAGATGGAACTGCAACAAGCACATATAGCGTATTCTATCAAGCAAACACTAATGTAAGAAAAAATGGTTCAGTAGTAGCTAATTATGCTTCATACACTACAGGTGACATTATTGGTATTGCTTATGATGCAGGCGCTAGAAGTATTACATTTTATAAAAACAATACTTCTCAAGGCTCAATAACTGCTGACGCACCTACGTCACCTTATGTTGTTTGGATAATTCAACCAAATTCAATTACAGCTACAGTAAATATAAACTTCGGACAACGACCATTCTCATACACACCTCCATCAGGCTTTGTAGCACTAAACACATTTAACCTACCTACCCCTACTATATTACAGGGTAATAAGTATATGGATGCAACATTATATACAGGTAATGGCTCTACACAAACTATTACTAATGTGGCTGGGTTTAAACCTGATGCTGTTTGGATAAAGTCTAGAAGCACAGTTTTAGACCATTTATTATCTGATTCAGTTAGAGGTGCCTCTGCTTTTTTACAACCAAACTTAACAAATGCTGAAGGAACTGCTGGAACAGTTATTACATCATTTAATTCAAATGGGTTTTCTATTGGCAGTAGTGCAACTATTAATAACAATACTTCTACATTCGTAGGTTGGCAATGGCAAGCTGGTCAAGGAACAAATACATCTAACACGAGTGGTTCTATCACGAGTACTGTATCTGTAAATGCAACTGCTGGGTTTAGTATTGTGACTTATACAGGAACAGGTGCTAATGCAACAGTAGGGCATGGGTTAGGTGTTGCACCAAGTATGGTTATTGTAAAAAGTAAAACAACCGCTGAAAATTGGATGGTTTATCATATATCAGTAGGTGCAACAAAATACATTTATTTAGACTCTAATGGAGCAGCAGTAACTCTTTCTACAATTTGGAATAATACTGCACCAACATCATCTGTATTTTCTATAGGCACTAATGTTACTGTAAACCAATCTAGCACTAATTATGTAGCCTATTGCTGGGCAGAAATAGCAGGGTTTAGTAAGTTTGGTTCTTACACAGGTAATGGTTCTGCTGATGGAACTTTTGTTTACACAGGATTTAGACCTAAATTTATTATGATTAAATGCACAGATACAGCAGGAACTGCTTGGGTAACTTATGATACTTCTAGAGACCCATATAATGTAGCTGGTAACATTTTATTACCAAATAGCAGTAGTGCAGAATTATCAGGATATTCATTAGATATAATATCCAATGGATTTAAACAAAGGCAAGGCGGAGGCGATCCAAATGCTAGCAGTAGAAATTATATATACGCAGCCTTCGCAGAAAACCCATTTAAAAACGCTAACGCAAGATAACAAAGGAAAAAATATGTTTTATTCAACAACAGACGGACAATATATTAACGAAGGACAAGCTTTCACAATTAGCGGTATTCAATATCCAGCTAATTGGCTTAATCTTTCAACACCTGAAGAAAAGTTAGCTATTGGGTTAGAGGAAGTAATTGCTACTAATCAGCCTGCTAACGATCAATATTATTGGGTGTCATCAACATTAGATAAAGCCACATTAACCTATACTAATACTCCAAAAGACTTGGATCAGGTTAAAACTAATTCAGTATCACAAATTAACGCTACAGCTTACAGTTTATTATTTCCTAGCGATTGGATGGTTGTTAAAGCTACTGAAACTTCTACGCCTATTAATCCTGATTGGAATACATACAGAGCTAATGTAAGAGCTACAGCAGATCAAAATAGAACAGCCGTAACACTTGCAGTTGATGTAGATGCAGTAGCGTCTATTATGGCTTCAATTGTATGGCCTAAATCACCAAATGAAGTTATTAAAGAAGTTGTTGAAGTAGCCGTAGAAACTCCTATAGCAACAGTAGAAAATACTCAAACAACACAAACAGAGGTGGTCAATGAACAACTATAAATGGAAACTTTTAGAAGTTACCGCTGAGAATGATTTAGTGACTCACGCTTATTATCATGTAACTGCAACTGACGGTGAAAACTCTGTAGAAACAGAAGGCAACCATTACTTTAAAGGTAAAGAGGCTGTTATTCCTTATGCAGAGATCAGAGAACAAACAATTTTAAATTGGATTAATGACGAAACAACCGTAGGTGAGGTTTCTAGTATAAAATCTCGTTTAGACGAACAATTATTAGAGCTAAAAAAAGACAAAACAGTTGGCTTTCCTTGGCTCTCTAACACATTCACACCTAATATCTAGGATTTATTATGCCAAAGCCAATAGACATTATATCAAGAGCCATGAAAGACATCGGTGCATTAGCATCAGGTGAAACTCCAACGGCAGACGAAGCCCAAGACGCTTTTGATATGTTAAACGACCTTATTGACCAATGGTCAAATGAGGACATGATTGTCTTTAACACAACTGAAATTATATGGCCTGTTGTTG